GTTTCCCAGTCACGATCGCACGGATTGCCAGTAGATGAGATAACCAGCCAATCAGCACCTAGATCATCAGTAGCAGTCAACTTACCCACAGAGCGGCACACATCGCCCACAGCAACGTCTAAGGCTTTTACTTCAGCTAATGTAAGCTCAACCTTAATAGAATCAAATGCCGTACCACCTCCACCAGCCTCAGATGGAACGATAGAAGCAGAGTATTCCACTTGCGTACCGTTACTATCCAGAACCAGTAAGGAGTGCTCACCATCCACTAGAGCGGCAATAGGCAGACCGTTATAGACGATCTTCCCGCCAACCAATAACAAAGGCTGGCTGGCAGTAAATGTGTTCCCGGCATCGTCTTTAAACGTAACTGTGACTTGATTGGCGGCAGGCTTAGGGTTTTTCCCCGGCTGGCCAACATATACACTGCCATTCAATGGATTCCCGTAACGATCGGTGAAAAGTTTTCTATCTGATTGTACTGGCGATGTCATTACTTGCCCTCGTTCAGCTTGTTAGCATAGTCAAGCGTATCTTGAATTTTCCTTTTGATTTTCCTGTCTTTTGCTTGATCCCTTAATATTTTAAAGGTTGTTATTAATGGGACAGGAACACCAGTGGCAGCAGCCGTGCCGGTCATTTCGGCCATTGCGCCAAGAATGACCGCAGCCGTACCGCTTGAGTTTATGAGGGTTCCAGGCGGCACAGTGTTGACGTATTTGGCAACATCGTTTAAGTCTCTCAACACTTGAGCTTGCGTGGGGCCAAATATCTCATCAAGTCGACCATTGCTATCAAGAGTATTGATTACCCTATTTAGCTGAGCAGGTGAAACAAGAGGATTTCCAGCAGAATCAGTACCAACGCCACTAGTCGATTTCTCCATAATGTGATTAATGGTGGATGCTTGCAGTTCAGACCATGCTTGCCGCCCATCGTCACCACTAGCATTTAAGACACGCCTGATGGTTTTGATCTCTTGGGGAGATGCGTTCAGAATGGTCTTATCAAACACTTTATCATAAGGCACTTTTGGATCGTCAGTATTTTTGATGCTTTCCACCAGTCTTGCTATATACGCCCTGTTCTCGAATATCCTTGATTGCTGAGACCTCAAGGCCCTAGCCTTCTTGTATAGGGGGCCAGCAGCTTCGTCTTGGGCAGCATCAATAAGCGCCTTCATTCTCGCCGCTTGACCAATATCCGCCTTCTCCATGGTGACATTGCTGTTTATCGCCTTTCTTAGCTGTTCAGCTTCTCGCATTGTCAGGCGTTTAGATAAGCGCAGCTCGCCAAAATCATCAATATAACCAAGGTTATTTTTGGTTATATGCTTCCTAAGAGAGTCAACTACAGCAACGGACTTTTCACCCGTTATCTGGCTGTTTATGTAGTCAATAAGCGGGCGCGAATCAACTCTGGCCGAAGCTTCAGCTGAATTGTTAGCCGCCTCATATGCACGCCTCACTTTGGCTTTTGATTCATCGTAACCTTCCCTAAAAGCTCTTGATACAGACCGGCCAACAGCAGACTTACCGGCATACACATCGGATGCCCCCGTTCTATCAACCATTTCATCAAAGTTCTGGAGTATTTGAAGGTTGTTTTCTTCTATTCTGTCCCTGAGCGGCCCACCAAGCGCGGTTTTCATTTGCTCCTTTTCAAAGGCTAAATCATCAGCGTTTCTCAGTGCTGCGCCTTTCGTTAACTTTACCGGTACAGGTAGACCTTCCGCAGTTGTAACCCTTTGCAAAGCTTCAGGAGTTGCGGCAGCGCCTGCGCTTTTATCAGCTCCATATCTTTCAGCTCGCTTTGCTAAAGAGGTCTTTATTTTTTGATTTGCGCTTTTTACTGCTGTTTCAATTTGCGGAATTCTTGACGCCACTTGCGGGACTGATGCCCTAGCCATTACCCCTAGCCCTGAGGCAGCCATAGGAGACAGGGCTGCACCAATGTGGCCGACAGGCTCCATGGCCTCGCCAACAGTCTTTAATGCCTGTATCCCGGCAGGCGTCTCAGGAATGTATGTTCCAGCCTCTGAACCACGCTCGCCCGCTTCTGATATGCGCTGAGCAGCCTCGTATGATCCAAACTCACCACCCATCAACTCTTTTGCAGCTTGCGATGTGGCACCAACAAACTGTCCGGCCATGCCGGTAGTCAGGGCAGTACCTAATGTTCCTGCCGCTTCAAGCCCACCAGTTAATCGCTCGCCCGCTGTGAATTCTTGAGGCTCCTGGGTGCCGAAGTATTGCTTTTGCTGCTCAGGGGAAAGCCGTTCGATATCTTCAGGTGGCAGAGGAACATCAGATTGAAGCTGTTCAGGGCTTGTTCTTGCCTTAACCCTATCGATGATCTCTTGTTGTTCAGGGCTAAAGCTCTGAGTTCTAGCCTTTACCCTGTCGAGAATAGCTTGTTGCTCTGCCGTAAATGCCATTATTCAAATGCCGCCCTTTCTTCAGGTGTCATTGCGTTCCAGATGGGTTCATCAATACCGGCTGGGATAACAGTGGCCTGCTCCTGATACTTGTCGTTTAATTCTTTCAAGGTTTCCATTGCCGCCCTTCGGATTCGTGCAGGAACCGTGGCATCGCCAATTTGGGCAGCCATCTGTCGATAAAGAGCTTGATCCCTGTCAGACTGTGGGCCTTCCATTCGCGGCATCTTCAGGATTAAAGCGCCTTCCAGTGTTTTAAGTTGCGCAGCAGCCTCAGCACCTTCTGAAGATAAGCCTACTAATTGACCAAGCTTATCAAGCCCTACACCGGCAAGGCTTGAAGTGGCTTTTTCTAATAAAGGGTCTGCCATCTCAAGGATATCTTTAACGCCGCCCGCATCAGAAACCTTTTTATCAAAAGCTTCAAGCTTCTTGGATTCCCTGCGCACCTCTTGCACTCGCTCCTCTACCGCAGCTTGAACATCTGGAAGCATTGCTCTCTGCGCGCTGAGGCGAGCCTGTTCTGACGCACCCGCTGTAGCTCCTGCCTTTCCAGCTTCAAATCCTGTGACCCGCTCACCAAGGCCCGGAGTGGTGGCCGCTGTTATTGATGCAGAGCCAGTGGCCCCAGGAACAAGCCTAAGCTTTATAGCTGCCGCTCTCTGCTCTGACGTTAAATTTGAAGGATCAATGTTTCCGCTTTCATCCATAGCAGGGCGAAGCGTATCAACAAGGGCGTTGTATTCTTTTTGCGACACAGAAAGCCCGTCATCACCCAAACCAAACAATGGAGCAGACATCTGAATGCGCTTCAATGCCGTTTCAGGATTTGTCTGGAACATGGCGTAATCTTGAACCATGTTAATCGGATTGCCGCCAGCAGCCGCAACCTGTTGAATACCTGCATCAATATATTGCTGGGCGTTGGTTGGGTCAGATAAAACACGGGTGTAAGTATCACGCGCTATGGCTTCGGTTCTCTCGTTAGTAATCCCAAATGCATCTTTGGCAGCTTGTGACAATTCAGGGTACTGGGTAATAACTTCAGTCACCTTGGCGGGGTCGCCTGACTGCATAGCCTGAGCCAATGCCGCTTTGCCCTCTTCCATGTAAGCTTGCTGTTGTTCGCGCTGTTGTCGCTGGTCCATAATCTGACCAGCTTGCCCTACAGTACCAGCCAACGCCTGTAAGCCGGGTGCAAACTGATTGCCGGGTGTCACCATGAAAGGGTTAGCCATTATGCTGCCTCCACATACATATAACCGTCACGCTCTGTTACGCGGTCAGGCCATATCTTTTTGATTTCATCCGCCATCGGACCATATCCTTTACCAGTCAACCCCAGTTTAGCGGCTTCCTCGTTCCAATCCCATTCATAGATTTGAATGCCATCAATTACAGCGATCTTTTTAGCGTTTGATTTTAGTTGAGGGTCGCAGAATGCCGGGAACATGCCAGGGACAGAAAGAGTGCTTACGCCTAGTTGGCCAAGACCTACAAGGTTTTGGAATCCCTGCTGCTGTGCTATTTGTTGAGCCTGAGCAGCGCCCTGGATGCCTTGTGCCTGAGTCATACCGATATCTGTCATGCCTTGGGCTATCTGCGTAGCATTGCTGGGAATTCTTGCCAATCCCTGAATTCCAGACAAAGCACCCATGAACGCATTAGACCGGTTTCTTTGCAGTTGGTCGGCAATCATGGCTTCAGTGGCACCGGTTCGCAATCCACCAGTAGCAGACTGTGAACGTAATACATCTTCAGTTAATTGGGCTTCATCTCCAAGCAGAGCGCCATACACTGGCGAACCTTCAATTGCTCGGGTGAACTTATCGGCGCTTGCACCACCTTCCACACCAAAACCACCGCCAAGCAATTTCAAGGCGCTTTCCCTGAACTGTTGAGGCAATGCTTCAGTCTGCTTTAGATAGTCTAATGCGGCCATCTGTGCAGCCGCAGCCGTTTTGGCTGCTGCCTGGGTAGCATTCGCCGCTTGCTTTCCTGCCTGCTCACCAGAGAAATCAGTTTCCACAAGCCCTAATGTGCCAACCTTAATAAGGCTGTCTGCTGCGCCGCCCATTATTTAACCCTCATGTACACTTTTACGCCATTTTCAGCCGTTGCCAGATAGGAGAATCCGCATTTTGTTACAACTCTTTCCACGCTTGGCCTGTTAATCTGAGCAAGGACCATTTCACACCAATCGAACAACCAGAACACGAACACACAAAAATCATTTATAGCCGTTTTAAGGTGCCTCAGCCCTTTCTTATCACTAGATAGATGAGCTGATATTGCGTTTCCTTTTCTCGCCAGTGAGGCAATGATATGACCTTCACCGCACCACTTAAATATCAAGTGGTTATCATCTGAATACAGCTCGCCTGTATCCCCATTATACGGGATAAAATCTAAACTATCTGTATCCATTCGCTATCACTATCAGGCACCGGACTAAACCATAATCCCGGCGTTGCCGTGTCAACATAGAACCCGTTCATATTCGCCACATAGATACCATTTGGGTCTGAATCCGTACCGTATTGAGGGGAGAAATCTTGGATTCTGCCCATGTAATCGTTAATCAGGTGCTGAGGCCAGCCCATACGCTCCAAATCAGCATAGGATATCTGTGTTCTAAAGCTCATTTATTTCCACTCCAGCCACACTAAAGACGCCCGCTGACTTGCCGCGTATCTTCATGCCAAACCATCGCGGATAATCGCCCAATCGGCGCTTGATCATTCTATGCTGGTAATCACCAGAATTCCCACGTGGGACCATCACTTCAGGCCCAAACAGCGCACCATCTTTAGTGGTGGACAAGAAAACAACATCATCAGTGACCGAACTGTGACCGGGAGCTGATACGATTTCACAGTTGTCCACAGTTCCACCAGCTCTAACAATCGGGGTGTTGCACTCAAATTCCACGATTTCACCGTATTGGGCGCTTACGGTCTGGTCCAGCTTACCGATAGTTGAGTCTATCGAATCACCATAGATCCAGCCGGACGCCGTGTTGTTGATGTTTCTCGGGTCGTAGATGCCGTTTCTTGCTCGCCATGGGTTCAATCCTGAATTCCATTCATACCAGATAGGTTCGCCCAAAGTGCCGGATAAACGGACATCATAAACAAGCGTATGCCGTGGGAGGTGGCAGATAACCAGCCCTTGGTCCCGCGTATCACGGTATTCAATAGAGATATTGACCAGCTCATAATCCGAATAGGTGTCTATAATCGAATCTATTTCCTTTGTGCTGATCTTTGAATATGAATTTGTCAGCATGAAAAAGGTTGGGGAGTATTCTTTACCGCCACCAAAGACCACCCATCTACCGTCTCCTATATTGGCCTTGGCATTGGTTCCAACTATCCCGATAGGAATGGATGCATTAGGAATACGGGCAAACGGAAATAGCGCACCAGCATTGTTATAGAACGGGTCAATCGTGTATCTGTTAAACGCCAACAGCTTGTTATCCGTTGTTCGGCCCACGCCCAATATCTCATCAGGTGCAAAGTCAGAACCGGCCCGCTCGTTAGCGTTGAATACAGCCTCATCAGCTAGCGTGGTGTTCCATAGGTTCTCACCATCAGTGAAGATGTAGTACCCATCTATCCACACCATGTCTATGAAATCACCAGCCCCTACAGGCTTTGTGACATTGGTCAGTGTTGAGGTGTCCCACCGCCAATAATCGCCGTCAGCCACAAAAGCTATGGAATTGAATGAATTAGCGAATTGCGCCTGATCACTGCCAGGGACAGAAGTGCCGGACAATGAAACCACACCACCAAACTGGTCAACCTCAATAAAAGTTTGCCCTGACAGCCTGACGTGAGTCTTAAACCGATCTGACCAGATAGCGCCCCGGTCAATACCGGTTCCAGTAGTGTACGATACCAACCCGTCAGACGTGCGGAGAAACCCGGTCCAATCACCGATAGACTGTGAAAAGCCAACCATGTTCAAAGGCAGGAAATCACGCCATTCAGCGATGTTTGAAACCTTAGTGCCTTTGACTAGCGGTAGCTTCATTCACAGAATTCCCATGCAGGCTGGCGTCTGACTTGCGTGCAACAATCAACTACATCACGCTCAAGCAAGCGCATTTCACCCAGAAGCGAAACCGGCCTGAAGCCGCCAACGAAACAGTTAAATGTAGCGCAACCACTGTAAACGCCAGCAATAGAAATAGCTTGAATTCGACCTGACTTAGCTTCTTCTAGCAAGCCTTCAAGCATGTCGATTATATCCTGGTTTGGAGTTGGCTTAACTTCAATCACGGTGTCACCACTGGGTCATCGCCCTCATCAGTCAGATAATCACCACCTGTCACAACTCGGTTTTCAGGATAGTAATAGTCTGGCCCCCAAGGTTGGGAGTTGACCTGACCGCGCGGCATGATCGATGGATATTTAACAGGCTGCACTTCAACTGTCATATTGGTGATTGTCTGCATCCCAATCCCAGCATTCAAAACGGTTTCTTGAGATGCAACCTTGCCGAAGTATGGCGCAAGATAGACGGCCATGGAATTGACAACGCCCATGATTGCCCAGTTAGGGAGTCCAGATTCTTCAGCAGGGTCAGGGGTGTCCCCATTAACCACCCAGCCAATTCGTCGACCCATAGCATTTTGGGCAAGTATCCAATCCTGAGTATGGCGCAAAGTATCTTCGATTTCTTCAGGCTCAGCAGAGGATAGCCGGGTGTTAATCCCCAGCAGAGTCAGTATTTGGTTCGCTAGCTGATTCTTGGTCATTTGCGTGATCCTCCAGCGCTTTCAAAATGCCATCAACCTTCATTTTGTGGTGTGGCTTCTTGCCGAAAACATCAACATACAATGCAACGGCTTGAGCGTAATCATCATTCTGAAGGTCAGCAGGATTAAATACCCAGCCTTGTTTCTTCAGCATGTCGTAATCACGAGCATGGACAGGACGCCCATAAACGCCGTGGATTTCGTGGCAACCGTCATCAGGGGTGTTGGTGTACATGTATTTCATGGTAGACCTCAGAGAAGAAGGGGGCCGAAGCCCCCAGTCAGGTTATGGGGTTTTGATAGCATTACCGTTTCGAGACGGGTCAGCATTACACAAACCGTACCACGTAAACAGACGAACCCGAGCATTTAAGCTATCCAGGCGAGCATCGTAAGCCATGTACAACTTAATGCCGCTGTCAAGGGTTTCACTTTCCACTTTCATGCCATCGAATTCAGACAGCAGATTGAGAGGAGCATCACCACCAACAATGTGGATAGACTCATTGGCCCAGAAGCTGTTCGCCTGACCACCAGTAGCATTCACCTTGCTGATAACTGCACCAGACAGAATAGCTGTTGAGATGTTGGCATAAGCCGCCTGCTCATCAGTGATGCCAGCTTGGTTAGCTGCGATTGGCTTGGGATAGACGGTTACGTTCAAAGCGTCAATGGAGATGATGCGGAAAGTCATCAGTTCCCCGGTATCCACCTTATCCATCATGCCAACAGAGTTAACACCAGCGATGGTGATTACATCTCCAACTTGGAAGTTGGTAACAGCAGTGAACGGGATAACACCATAACGATAGTCAACGTTAACATCCACGCCGCCTGTAGTAGTATAACCAGCAGGCACTTCAGTCACGTTAGCCGATACAGTGGTGGTGGTGGCGTTCAGCCGAGCCGGGATAGTGCCGTAAGTGGGTGCTTCCCATACCTCAAACCCTGCAATGCGAGGGTTGATTAGTCCGCTTTGGTAAGCTTCCTTGTTGATATCGCTTAAGGAGCTGTCACGAGAAGCCAGATCATTAGACATAACCTGGGCATCACGAGGCGGCATATAGAAAGACTGCCCCATTGATGTTTCTGCTTGACGCTCTTTCAGGATGGTGTTCGCTTCAGAAATGAAATTGTAACCGGTAGAGCTGGACTCGTAATACAGTGAGCCGGTATCTGCTACCAGATTTGCAATGTCGCTGTTCAGCTTGGCGCTTAAACGCTTGGCAGATGCCCGAGTCCGGCGCTCCATGAATCCTTTATCACGCAGATCATCAACACGAAGCTGGATAAAGTCGTTCTTAGGGGTGGACAGGGTTAAAGGATAGTATTGTTCGATGATACCAGTTTCTTGGCCGGTCAAATCCCAGCCTTCGATAACGGGCGCTTGTTGTTCTACGGTCTTCCAATATACGTTGGAAGCGTTTTGCATACGGTCAGGCTCAATCGAGTCAACGCGAGTATTACGGGTATACACATCGTTCTTGTTGAGCTGTTCCATAACCTCATCAAACAAAGTGACAAGGATTTTACCAGTGCTGTTAGCCATTTTGAATCACCTTTACTTGGTGATCAGCTTGACCCCTGCTTCTCGCGCCTTGCGTCTGATTTTCATAAGATCATCAAACTTGGTAGCTGCATCATATTCTTTCTGCAACTGCTTTGCCGAGGCGCTTTCTACCGCATCACCTTTAACAGCTTGATCCGGTTCAGGTGCTTTGCTGACCTGTTTAGCTTGTTTGGGTTTCAGTTTTTCTGCCAGCCGTGTCATGTGAGCAATTGCTTTCAACCCTTTCGGGTCATCTTCAAGCAATTTCTTCAACTGGTCCCGGCCAGCTTGGTTTGTACCAATGTAGTAAGCGACACGCTCACTGCCTTCGCCAACAGAATCAAGCAGATAGGCAAAGCTACCATCAATACCAGTAGCAGCATCAACATCATCAGTAGCCGTGTTAAGTGCGTTTGCCACACGATCCACGCTCACCTTGTTATCTGTTGCAAACTTAGCCGCGTTGACTGCCAGATTCTTAGTCATGGCATCCAACTGCGCTCTAAAGTCTGCATTTGCCTTGTCAGCTTCAGAGTGCCGATTTCGGTAAGCCTCCATATCAGCGAAATACTTCTTCACTGCCGCATCGTACTTCTTGCGGTCGCCTTCGATTCCAGGGTCGTACATATCTGGAAAGGTAGGCTCACCCGCATGACTCTGCGTTGGCTGCTTTACCTGTTGCGCTGGTTGAGTCAGGCGCTTTTCAAGCTCCTCAAGGCGTTTCTTGAGTTGCTCATTCTCGCTTTGCTCTTCCTTGCGCTTTCGACGCTCTTTGCTCAGCTTGTGAATCAAAGCCTCTTCAGGCGTTGGCTCCTGCTGGCTTACTGGCTCCCCTTCTAGCTCAAGCTCAAAATCTTCAGACAATTCAATCGGTTCGTCTTCATTTTCGTCTGGTTCGTCAGCTTTCGCTTCATCCTCTTCCAGCTCCAAACTTTCAACCTTTCCCGATTCTTCCTCAGATTCTACCGATTCCTCAGCAGCTACTTGCGCTCTAAGTTCTTCCAGTGACATAAGATTAACCGCTCTTATAACGTTTAAATGCTGAAACCCGCAGCACTCGGTAATAGGGATAGCGCCCTACTCGCTTGTTCAAATTCTATTACGTCTTTCAATTCAATGCAAAATTACTATTGCATTCTCATCGGAGCAGGCATAAGCGCAGACTGTAGTTTGGAGATATTGTCCAGCTCGTTGCCTTTGATTTCACTGGCTAACTTGCTGGACTCTATACCCATCTTCTGAACTTCAGCCATAGCCTTGACTCGTTTAGTCTCAGCTTCGAACGCTTTAACTTGAGTGTTGGCTTGGTCATTCTGTGCGCCCATTTGATCAGCCTTAGCCTTCTCCATCTCAGCCATTGCCATCAATGTAGCCGCATCGGGTTGGCCTTGGGCTTGTGCCGCCTGCTGTACCATTGCTATCTCTTCGTCAGACTCAGGCTCAAGGATACCCTGAAGAATGAGCTGCTTACGGGCGTAGTCTCTCAAGTGGTCCATCTTCGGGCCTTCCAGCAGGGTTAGGTAGGTCAATAAGATAATCTGGCCTTCTTGCGTCCCCTGAAGTGCTCCATACATATTCTGTAGTTCCGCCCTCGCCTGCTCTTTCTGCGTCTGGTAGGACGGTCCAGTGTCTGCGTAGACCTCAAACCGGCCACGGGTCAGGTCATTGATAACAACCTCTTCCTGAGTCTCTTCGTCAAACACGGACTCCATGACCATGACTTCCTTTTCTGTGCCATCAGGCAATGTAATGGTTACTTCCCGTGGCACGTCATAGAGTTCAGCCGCCATAGACGCATACACGCGGCCACACTGTTTCATAGCCAGGGCAAAGCTGTTCTGATACAAAAACGTTTCCATGTTTTGTACGGATTGAGCCGCCATAGTTTGGCCTTCAGTGACTTGCCCGCTCATCATTTGGTCAAGAGACATTTCCCCACCGGTCACATCTTCCACTGCTTCCTTGGTCAATTGCAGTAGTGCCGCCGCAGCCTGGGGTATTTCTGGAGGGCGTGAGTAATCAATCGGTCCCGCTGGATATGGCTGGCCGCTGGGGGACTTCTCGTTAACCAGATGATAGGGGAAGTTGTCTGATGCGCCAGACTGAGTCCAGAACCGCTCTAATCCTTGAATTTGGCCTTGATAGAATACCGGCTTTTGCCTTGGGCCTTTGGCCACCACATCAGCAAGATAGGATAGGTTGAAATTGTGCAGCCGCTGACCGTCCTGGGCATCGTGGTAAATCCCTCTCCAGATTTCCCGATTCTCAACCCGCGACCAATCGCCATAAACCGGAATAATGGGGATGTGCTCACCCGGAATACGTTGAGTCTTAACCACGTCATTACCAGTTACGATCTGCTTTGTGACTACCCATCGGTCTTTGTACTTCTCGCCAACCTTGATAAATCCAGCTTCTTCCAGCTCATCAAGAACTGACTTCACTTCACGCTGATACACTGCTTTAGTCTGGCCAAGCGGGTCTTCAAAGATGAATACTCGTTCGCGCTTCTTTTCCTTGAAATAGAATTCACCTATCTTGATTTCCTTATTCTTGGAAGACCAAAACAGGTTATTAGACTTATTCAAAGACTTGAACGGCGCAGGATGCTCTTCGTACTCGATATCGTTCTCATCGCAGTATGTCTTCCATCCCTCTTTAGTGAAGGTGGTTACAATGCAGGCCCATCGCGCGTCTGACTTGTCTTTCTTGATAGCGTTCGAGTCGAAGTAAACGCAATTATTCGCCTCGTTAATCGGTTCGGCTTTGATTCGTTGATAGTTATTCAGGTCATCAAAGGTGGACTCGTATTCTGTTACCAAACGAAACGCACCGAAACCACAATCAACCTGATCCTGTACAGCCGTTTCCAACGCCTCTTCTGACGTAATCATGTCGGCTCGATACATGCCGCCAAGAGTATCAGCGCCTTCAGGGTCAGCCCCATCCTTAGCCTTAAACGTAATGTCGATAGGATTAGACCACAATTCCCCCAGAATTCGATTGCGCTTCTTTTTGACGATATCGAACGTGCCGCGAAACTGAGTTAGTACATCGTTGGCAATGTCATCATCCCATTGGGAGACACGGGCAAACACCAGCATGTTGCTGGCCTCTTCGCGCGTTATATCGGTGCTTGCCTCTGCGCTATCAACGAGCTCTAAAATTCGTTCGTGATCCATGCTTGCTACCTAATGGGGTTATTGGGGGCGGGATATAGACTTCTTGAGTCTTGGCCCGCTGGCCGTATTGTATTGCATATCTGCGCATCATGTATGCATATCTCGCTGCATCCAGGGCGTCATCATTGGTTTTGACAATCTTGCCTTTCTCATCACGGTGATATTGTAACACTTCATCGAGTACAGTTCTTAATCCCCTGAATATCTTCAGCTTACCCTTCATCATGAGGTCGTTCAGCTCAAATATACCCGCTTCCACCGCGTTGCCACCGGTTGGCCACTGGGCATGTTCGAACAGCATATTAAATCCAGCGTCTTCATAGTGGTCTTTTTGCTGCACACCACCATCCCTGCCCTTTTCATGTTGTAGGCCATCGTGTGGCCATGCCGTTGGAACACCTTCGGCCCATGACTTCACCGCTCCCCATGCATCATTGGCGGATTGCTTGCGCTCTTTGTATGCCCTGGTTAGGTAGAACATCTCGTTGTCCCGGTCTTCAACCAGTTGCACATGGGCTTGCGGGTGATCCCATCCGAAGTCCATACCATCAATCACATAGAAATAGTCTGGGATTGGGAAGGGATCGCAGATGATGAAATCTTCTGACAGGTCATAGATTCGACCATGCCCCAGCATTGGCACACCCTTGGTCCTCATATCCCTTTGGTGGGCCGGATATGCTTCTAACAGGCGTTCGCGCTTCTCTTCTGTCATGTGTGGCGCATCATCCCAGCCTTTCATCATAAAGAACTGAGAAGATGATGGGTTATCCATGAACTGGACTACTAAGTCAGTACGACCGTTCTCAGGGGTGAAAGTGTAGATTACCCGGCCACCTCTGCCCTTATCCCCTTTATGATCGTGACTGGGAAAC